CAAATTAAGAATTGGAAAAGTAAGCTGACCAACACGGTTCAATTTTTAAAAGTTAAGGAAGTTAAAAAGGGTTACGATCCTACTAAAAATATAGCACTATGAATAATTTTATTGAATGGAATAGCCTAGACTTCAAAAAAGATTCAGGTCGGGAAAAATTAAGATGCCCAAATTGTGACGAAAGGAGAACAGACAAAAAAGATAAATCCCTAGTCATTTATCACAATGACGGTGTTGGCAAATGTTTTTATTGCGAATCCTTAACTTTTAGAGATTCAGATAAACAAGACTATTCAAAGAAAGAATACACGTTGCCTGAACAAACTTGGAAGAATTACACTAATTTATCCGATAAATTGATTCAATGGGTTGAGAACGAAAGAAAGATCAGGCAAAGCACCTTAATTGATTTGGGGATAACACAGGAGAAGTACTACCAACCAAGACACAACAAAGAAGTAAGTAACATAGTTTTCAACTACTTTGAGGGTGAAAAGGTGGTAAATAAAAAGTATCGAACCGCTGATAAATGTTTTACGCAAACGTCAGGGGGTAAGCCAATTTTTTACAACATAAATTCATTGATAGGCGAAAAGGAAGCCTATATCGTAGAAGGTGAATTTGATGTACTAGCATTGCATACACATGGAATTAAGAACGTTATAAGCGTTCCAAATGGTGCAAATGACAATGATGATTACTGGACCAATAGCGAAAAGTACCTAAAGGACATTGAAAAATTTATTATAGCAGTAGACAATGACGAAAAAGGAAATGCATTAAAAGAACGAATTGCGCAACGTTTAGGGCGTTATAGGTGTGAATATATAGAGTGGGAGAATAAAGACGCTAACGACGACCTAATAGCCCTTAAAATCGATTCTAGTTTAAAGAATAGAAAACGCTTTCCAGTAAGTGGCACTTTTAAGGTTGAAGATTTAAGAGAAGGTATATTTGATTTGTACACAAACGGCTTGCCCGAAACTATTTACCCGAAGCATGAATGTTTTGGAGACTTAAAAAACATCTTTAGCGTAATGAAGGGACAGTTAACCGTTGTTACTGGTATTCCTTCACACGGAAAATCTAATTTTAGCGAGTGGTGGGCGTTGAACCTTGTAAAAGATTACAATATGAAACTATCAATGTTTACCCCTGAGCATAGCCCAATGGAATTGCACCAAACAACGTTGATTCAAAAAGCAGTAGGGCGTAATTTTTGGAAAGAAAAAGACGGTTTGCCAAGAATAAGCCCAGTTGATATTGAAAGGTATATTAAATGGGCTAACGAAAAAATTTACATAACACTACCTGAGAACGGTGACCAGCCGAATTGGGATTGGATATTTGATAAGTTTAAGGAGCAAATGTATAGTTATGGTGTCGATATGTTTATTATTGACGCTTTCAACAAAGTTAAACTACCAAGGGGAAACAAGATAGACGAAATTAACGACGTTTTAAGCCGTTTAACAATGTTTTGCCAAGTTCATAATGTTACCTGCGTTTTAGTTGCTCACCCTACTAAGATGAAGAAAAACGAACAAGGCACTTACGAAATACCTACTCTTTATGACGTTGCAGGATCAGCAGACTTTAGAAACCAAACTCACAACGGATTTGCTATACATAGATATTTTGAAACGGAAAACGAGCAAGGACACACAAAATTTGTAAACTTAAAAACAAAGTTCAGTTTTCAGGGAGATATTGGGGCAAGTACTGAATTTTTGTACCACGAACCAACAGGTAGAATGTATGCAAAAGGTCAGCCAGTGCCTTTATTTGATTTAACACAAAGCGAGGAAGAAGAGCAACAAGAGGAAATATTTAACGCCCTTAAACCAAATAAACAGTTTGAATGGTTAGATAATCCTTCGGGAGACTTAGAATTTTAAAAAGCAAAGAACAAATAAACTTTTAAATAAAACTTGTTTAATTAGTTTTTATTACTAACTTTGAAGAAACAAAAATATAATTATGAAAAAATACAATCCAGAAAAAGATGTTTATGACGCATCAATAGAAAGATTAGATTTTATCTTTAACAATTTCAAGAGAGTTTACTTATCGTTTTCAGGAGGTAAGGATTCAGGAGTGATGCTCAATATAACATTGAAGTACATGAAAGAAAAGGGTATAAAAGAAAAGCTTGGGATAATGATTCTAGATAACGAGGCTAACTATACCCACTCTTTAGACTTTATGCACAGGATGATAAGGGAAAATTTAGAAATGTTAGATGTTTATTGGTGTTGTCTACCCGTAACGCTTCCTTGTACTATAAGTGCTTATGCTACAGAGTGGCAATGCTGGGGTGTTGAAGATGAGGATAAGTGGGTTAGGCCTATGCCAAAGGATGATTACATAGTAAATTTAGAAAATTGCCCGTTTGACTTTTTCGAAGAAAATATGAGTTATGATAAGTTTTGGGACGAATTTGGAGATTGGTATGCTCAAGGTGAGGAATGCGCTTGCATGATAGGTATTAGAACAGATGAGAGTTTAAACAGGTTTAGGGCTATAATGAATGATCGAAAAATAATGAAAAAGGGTCAAATATGGACTAAAAAGAATACTGATTTTGTTTATAACGTATACCCATTGTATGACTGGACCACTGATGATATTTGGGTTGCAAATGCTAAATTTGAATGGGATTATAACAAGCTTTATGATATTTTTTGGAAATCTGGTATGTCTGTTGGCTCTATGCGTGTAGCATCTCCTTTTATGAGTGAATCAAAATCAAGCCTAAACATGTACAGGGTTATAGATGGTCATGTATGGGCAAGGCTTTGCGCTAGGGTTTCGGGAGCTAATTTTATAGCTACATACGGGAAGCAATTGACTTACAAAAGTATGAAGCTGCCGCCTAATCACACATGGAAGTCATTTACTAAGTTTCTATTAGATACTTTACCTAAAGAAGTTAGTGAAAATTTTAGAATTCGCTTCACTCAAAGTATTAAGTATTGGGCAAGAGTGGGGCGAGGCCTTTCTGATGAAGTAATAGAAGATTTGAAACTTAATGGTATACCATTTGTTTTAGGAGAAAAAACGAGGCATGGCAACAAGGATAAGACTTGTGTTAAGATGCTGCCCCCTGATCATTTGGACATGTTGAAGTGTCACAACTCAGAGGTCACTAGCTGGAAAAGATTTGCTATTACTATATTGAAGAATGATCATACATGTAAATACATGGGGCTTTCACCAACCAATGAGCAAGCGAAAAGACAAAGAGCAATAATGAAAAAATATAAAAACATATAATTATGAAAACAGTAAATGTAAAAGATGTAAAACCAGTTAAGTTTACCGGAGGTAAAAGCTTAAGGACTGTTCTTGAAAAAGATAAGTTAGGGTTTGCAATGATGGAAACAAGAATAGACAAAGGGGGTCCTTATAAATGGTGTTACAAGAATCATCAAGAGGCTTGCATGTGTATTTCAGGAGAGGGGGAGTTAAAAGATTTAATTACAGGTGAGATTAGTAAAATTGAGAAGGGCGTAACATATTTAGTTGACAATCATCAGCCGCATGAATTCACGGCTTTAACAGATGTAGTTCTTATTAGCGTGTTTAACCCTCCATTGACAGGTTTAGAGACTCACGATAAGGATGGTAGTTATAATTTGGAAACACAAAGCAAAAGGAGTAAAGCAATTAATATTGTCATAGCGGTAAATAATTGCGATTCTGATTTTGATGCAATAGAAAAAGTAGAAAAATTAATTTAATAATTATGAGCGAATATAAATCACCAGTTTACAATGTAATAGCAGTTCCAATAGGCAAAGTTACTGCAAATGATTATAACCCAAACAGTGTTGCGCCTCCTGAAATGGAACTTTTAGAGACATCAATTTGGGAGGACGGATATACACAGCCAGTTGTAACCGTTTACGATCCTGATAACGACAAATACATTGTTGTTGATGGTTTCCATAGATTTTTAACTTTAAAAAACTCAGACAGAATCAGAGAGCGAGAGGGTGGGTTTTTACCTTGCGTTGTTTTAAACAAGGACATTAGTGATAGAATGGCGTCCACTATTCGTCATAACAGAGCTAGAGGTTCACATAATATTGAGTTGATGAGCACTATTGTTTCAGAATTAGTTGAGATGGGTAAGGGCGACAGATGGATTTGTCAACATATCGGTATGAGTCCTGATGAATTGCTTAGAATGAAGCAGATAACAGGACTGGCTTCGTTGTTTCAAAATAAGGATTTTTCACAAAGCTGGGAAAAAGGTGAGGATTAAAAGAGTTTATAAACCCTATTGGACGTGGGAGTGTTATTTAAATGGTATGTATAACACTCCCGTTGTTAAGAAGTTTGACAGCGATCTACTCGATTTTATGATGGATATTGATATTTTTAGTATGGCAATGAAAGAAGTTGTTGAAGAGTGGGAAAACTCAATGTTAAATTTTTTAACCAATTCATCTATGAATAGAGTTGCTTTTATAGGTCAATGCGCTTGCTGTTATTACATGGGGGTTTGCAGTAGGGAAGTTAAATCAGTATGGAGAGAAATACCTGTTGAAATAAAAAACAAAGCTAACACAGAAGCTAAAAAACACCTTGATTCATGGTTAGAGAGAAGATATTGAATTACATAAGTGATTGGGAGAGGAAATGTTACACAGATGGATTGCCAGATGAAGTCCCTGTACAGATATACGACAAAGCGCCTTCCTATAAAAAGATAGCAATGTGCATTTTATTAAATGATTTTAAACCTTTAGGTATACACGGTAAAAAATCAAAATACTATTCAATATTGAAGAAAATAGAAATTGAAAAAAGAAATCACTAAATAAACTTTGAACAAACAAAAAACACGCAGCCCGAAGGAGGATATTAAAACGTGAAAATCTAAATTTTTTTATTTAGGTCGGGTCTAAACACTTTTATTATTACAGCATGGCGACTGTACTGCGTGGTTTAAATTAATAATTATGAAAATACTAAGACAAGCTACCTTAACAAGGGCAAACAGAAAAGCGGATAAAAGCGTTTCAATGACTTTTGTAACTGAGTTGGAGCAAAGTTCGTCGGAGTTCATGGAGATAGACGAGGTTTTAAATAATAATGGTATTTTATACTTTAAGTCTTTTGGTCAGTTAACTACACAAGAAGTCGAAGAATTAGATAATTTGGATATTGAGGTAAACGGTAAAACAAAAAGCCAAAGGTTAAGAAATGCTTTGTTTGTTCTTTGGAAGAAAACCGAATCACTACAAACAAAAGAAGAGTTTTATTCAACTTATATGGAAAAGTTTATAAATCATATAACTGGACAAATACCAGAAGATTAAACAAATGCAGAAGCACACAAAAATATATTTAGATCATTTTGGATATGATGAAACCGACTTTATAGGCTGTGAGATATGCAACAAAAGGGCGGTGGACATTCACCACTTAGAAGCAAAAGGTTTAGGAGGAAGTAAGACAAAGGACTATATTGAAAACTTAATTGCTGTTTGCAGGGAGTGTCACGTTAAATGCCATTCCAATAGAGAGTTTAACCAGAAAGCAAAAGAAATTCATTTAAAGAATGTATAAAATTGATATAAAGCCTTTAAGCGTTAATGAGATGTATATCGGTAGGCGCAACGGCACTAGGGTTAAATCCGGTAAGTATAGAAGCTGGAAAAATAATATTTTGTTTATGATGCCTAAAATTGATCTACCCGAACCACCTTATAAAATTACTTACGAATTTGGTTTTAGTAGTGCGGGTTCAGATATAGACAATGCCGTCAAGCCATTTCAAGACGTTTT